CCGACGTTATGCCAATTTAACTATCCCCGAATGGTGTCTCGAGTAGGAGTCAAACCTACAGCCTTCGGTTTCGTAGACCGATGCTCTATTCAGTTGAGCTATCGAGACATGGTGCCCTCGGTCGGATTCGAACCGACACTAGCGATGATTTTGAGTCAACGGCCTCTGCCAATTGGGCTACGAGGGCATAAATGATTGCGACAGGAATCGAACCTGTATCTCTGCCTTTTCTGTCCATATTGAATGTCTCCAATAGGCTCTTACATAGAGTGCTTTCCCATTAAACTACACAATCAAATGGTGCTTCCCCTTTGAATCAAACAAAGTCCTTCTGTTCTTCAGACAGACGTGCGCATCAGCTACACCAGAGAAGCATATTTATATTGGTGCGCCTGGTAAGACTCGAACTTACAACATCTGGTTTCTAAGACCAGCGCCTCTACCAATTGGGCTACGAGGGCATTATAATAAGTTGTCTGGTGCGCTATTCTATTCTAATAAGACATAGTGGAAGCGTGACAACTCTGTTTTCTGGTGCGAGATGACAGGATCGAACTGCCGACATTCTGCGTGTAAAACAGACGCTCTCCCAACTGAGCTAATCTCGCATTAATGGTCTAGGTGGCTGGACTTGAACCAACAGCCTTCCCGCCCCAAACGGGATGCTCTGCCAATTGAGCTACACCTAGATAAAACTGGATGCGGACCCATGAGTCGAACATGGCTCTCTTGCTTATGAGACAAGAATGGTCTCCGGACCACCTGACCGCAAAACTTGCTGTCCCTCACGCCTTGGGACGAATGTTGTCTAGCATTACGACACTCCATAAAGGCTGTGTATCTAGATCAAACATGGTGCTGATAGTTGGAATTAAACCAACCTATAACGTCTTATGAGAACGCCTCGACCTCTTGCCGACCTACCAGCGAATTGGCGGAGTGGTGGCGGAATCGAACCCCTGGCCTTTCGGCTCTACTGGTTTTCAAGACCAGACTAGTATCCCCGACTAGATACGCACTCCAATTATTCTACCTTTATAAGAGCCTCCCCGCTACCCAGCGTCACGACCATATGATGGAGGATCCGGTCGGACTCGAACCGACAGCCTTGGGATTAAAAGTCCCTTGCACCACCTATTGTGCTACGGATCCATAAATGGTAGACCGAGAGGGATTCGAACCCACGACAAAGGGATTAAGAGTCCCCTGCTCTACCAACTGAGCTATCGGTCCATAAACTGGTGACCCCAACGAGATTCGAACTCGTATTGACGGCTTGAAAGGCCGCTGTCCTAACCATTAGACGATGGGGCCGTGGTGCTTCCTGATGGTATCGATCCAACGTCTATCGCTTATCAAGCGATTGCTCTACCTTTGAGCTAAGGAAGCATGGAGTGGATGATGGGACTCGAACCCACATATTAAGGTTTTGCAGACCTCTACCTAACCAATTCGGTGCACATCCACATAAAAAAGGCGGCCACTAGGACCGCCCTCTCGATTAGAGACCAGCGGCCAGCGCTCGATATCCAGCAGCAATCAACTTGCGGCTTGGTTTACCAGCACGATACTTAGCGACAGTTTCGCCCTTTGAGTTCTTGCGCTCATTTAGATAAATCGCATAACCCATCTGACGAATCTGATAAACAGCGTCATGCGGATTAGCAACACCATAACGAGTCTTAATCTGCTGAGCAGTTAGTTCCTCGCCACGACCTACAAGAGCCTCAAAAACCTTCTCAACCTTTGTAACATTAGCAACCATTATATACTTTCTCCATATTAAAATATGTCAACAACTCGGCCATTCGAATCAACTGCACGAATCCGAGCATTCGGAAACTGCCACTGCAGCTGACGCATCCCATCTCGATACAAGAGAGGAACATTTTGAGTATACGAATACGTACGCCAGTTACCCGTCTGATCTTGAAGCTGGATTTCGATCATGTCCATATCCGTATCTCCTGTCTTTAGCTTAACTTAATCTTACTATAGTCTTCGATAAAAGTCAAGACATTTTTTAGATCAGAGAAGATAAACTTCTTATTCTGCCAATCGTCGTTATGATCGTTGCCAGAGACCTCGACCATCCAACCGTTTTCATAACGGTTGACGGTAATCGTTTCAGAAACATTCATGAATACTTCTGCAAGTTCAATATCCGTAGCCATCTATTTAGTCATCCTCTTCGAGATTTTGTTCCAACCGTAGTTAAATCTACATTCGGACCAGCATATTGTAGACCGCCCTTATTATAAAGGGGCATCACCAGACTCGCTTTTTTCAGGATCTCCTGTTGAACGTGCTCTGGTTCTTTATGAAGGTTTGTCATAATATCTCGCTTCGAACAATCACCAGCGACTAGCTTCTTATTGTCGTATTCGCGAGTAGAACGATCAACCACCATAGACTCATTATACTCTTTTCTGAAGGATAAGTCAAGCGATTTTTTGTCTTTTTTGGAACGAATTTGATCTGGGTGAAGACCCTTTGATAACAACCATCTATCATGGTCGGATACGAGCTTGGACTTAGCTGTATTCTTACGGCTCTGCTTACGTTTACTAACAGTCGTCGTATAGTAAGCGGGAAGGATATGCATAGACATTAGGTTTTCTCCTACTGTCCTATTAATATACCCTAGATCCAGAAAAAAGTCAAGCGATAACTTCTAGTATTTTTTGAAGTTTTTCTACTGAAGGTTTATATTCGTTCTCAAGTATTTGCCTAGCGTAGCTATGATTTTCATATTCCATTTCTTTTAAATACTTATACCTAGAATCGATGACTGCTTCTAATACTATTGGTAATAGTTCCGAAGTGGGTATGAATACTTGTCCGTCACTGTATATCTTCGACATCCGTGTTATCCTTGCTGCTCTCTACCATAATATACCTGGCTTCAGGATGTAATTCCATATAAGCGTCAAGTAATTTCCTTACGCTATATAGTCTTTTTGAAATGTCTCTTATTGTATTATGGACTGCTTGATCGTTGACGCCTTCTTCAAGATCGGTTAGAGCAGCATCTAGATTCATATCTACTGAATAATCAACTTGCCATTTGAAAAAACTACCATCCTTATCCATTTCCTCGTTCAATTTACTGGGTGGAAATAGTATTTCTTTGATCTGTTCTAATCGTTCTTCGGCTGGTGTATTAATTTTCTTTTCAATTTTAAATGGCCACATAATATAATTCCTTCAATTACTTTTTCTTACGACCCATATTATACTTAGTCTCTAAAGTCCATTCATTTTTTTCTTTATGATTAATAATTTTTATTTGACTCATAGATGCCAATGGTTCATTAATTCTATCGGGTTCTACTACTTTCAACAAACCCCATTCTTGGAGTAAGTGAATTATTTTGTTTCGACGACCTTTATCCTCTTCTGAGAAATTAGAAGGTTTGCCATCAATGATAAACATTTCTTTGAAATGAACAATATAATATTTTCCTTGCTTATGGAAAATATGACAAGATTGATAAATTTTCTTTTCTCTGCGCGAAGCAACACCTATGCGTGTTAACGTTTCTTTGATCTTAAGAAAATCTTCTTCCTCGGCAATCTTCACCTCAATTAAAGAATCTAAAAATTCATTCATTTGACTCCACCTTTATTATTTTTATTCCTTATAATTTCTAATTGTTCCGCCGTAAGAATCTTCAATGCTTCTTTAGTGCGCACAATATTATATTTATAATAATTAGAAACTAAGGTTTGGAGTTCTTCTTTCTTCTTTCTGGATTTCTTTTCCTCTTCGGTTTCTTTGATGCCTTTCATCTTTTTCTTACGAATTGAATAATAAAGATAATCGTAATGCATCTGATCTGTCACGTTATAATGACAATTCATTTCGTTGGCGTAGAGGATTGTTTCTCGATAATTCGATAAGACGTTATTAGTTCTCCATTGACTATAATCCATATCAATGTCAACTGGGGTTTTACCAGAGGTAATTGAATTTTCATACCGCCAATCATATCTTTCTTTCTTGGTTTCTATAGAATGTTTTGCCCAATTGCCAAAGAATCCAACAGCTTCTTTTTCAGGGGTTCTCTCCTCCAATAATACATTAAGAAACTTAGTAGCCATTACACAAACTCACAATCAATCATTACCTGAACCAGGAATGCCATGAAATTAATTTCTGCATTGGCAGCAAATGCATTTTGATATTGGTATCTAGCAATAAGTAATACTAGAACAGGAGCCGAGTTCTTAGTACAAATGTCAGATGACAATTCATAGAACTGATTGTAAAGATAGTTAACATCAGTGTCTAAATTATTCTTAACCCATTTACGGATCTCTGTATAGTTTTGCTGCTTCAGTAGAGCAATAAGATCCTTGATTGAAGCCTCTGTCATATTCGCTAGAATACCAGAATCAATCTTACCCGTTGCTGAATAACGCTGAAGCTCATTAAGAACACGGCGCCAATCTGGAAAATGTTTATTGATTACTTCAGCAACAACAGCCTTATCGTATTCAATCTTTTCGTTTTCCAGAATAAAAGTAACACGTTTGAAGAACTGCGTAGCAAGTTTGGCCATGGCCTTTTTGCTAATTTTAAAATCAATTACTGAACATCTTGAATGTAACGGCTCAATGATGCGGTTTTTGAAATTACAGGTGAGAATGAAGCCGCAATTCCTCGAGAATTCCTCCATAAAATTTCGAAGTGCGGGTTGAGTAGAATTGGCATTAAGATAGTCCGCTTCATCAAGGATGACATATTTCCTTCCACCCGAAAGTGACACTGATGAGGCAAAGTTGAGAATTTCATTTCTAAGCGTGTCGATATTTCCATTCATAGATCCATTAATGACGATATAATCACAACCAAGTTGTTCAAGCATAGCACGTGCTACGGTCGTCTTTCCGACACCTGCTGTTCCTGCTAGAATTAGATTAGGGATATTCTTTTGTTCAACAAACTGTTGAAATGTTTGTTTAAGATCGCAAGGAAGAATAGTTTCTTCAATAGTTTTTGGGCGATACTTTTCAGTCCAGATAAAGTGTTCATCCATGTCAAAACTCTCCATTATATAAATAAGCGTAGGTCACGGGACGCCAATCCCTACCTACTCTAACGCTAAACAGGAGCGCCAGCATATGATTATATATAAAATCACCAACCTTATCAATGGTAAATTTTACGTAGGTAAGTCCACAAAAACTACCGAAGAAAGATTTAAGCGTCATTATTACAATCACAAATCTGGTAACACCTATCTCTATAAGTCGATGAGAAAACATGGCTTCGATAATTTTGTTATTGAAACAATAGAAGAAACCACATATATCGACGAAAGAGAAAAGTTCTGGATTTCAGAACTGGCGCCACATTACAATATGACAAAAGGAGGAGATGGCGGTGATACTTCTAGCTCTCCAAATTTTATCGAAGGCATAAAGAAAAGACCGCCACCACCTCCCACTTATGGTATGCTCGGAAAGAAACAATCTGATAAGTTTTTTGAAGCTATCAGAAAATCCAATAGTCGCCCAGTTATGTGCGAAGGAAAAAGATATGCTTCTATCAACGAAGCTCAAGAAGCATATCCTGGTATTTCTATTCGCAAAAGATTAGACAATCCAAAGTATTCCGAGTTTTATAGATTAGAAAGTTGAGCTTGATTCAACTGCAATATAATATTCTACATCATCACGCACAAAATGCGAAATGCCCTTTGATGAGATATTAACATCATAATCGCCAGGAATAATCTTAATATTCTCAGCCTTAAAAATTGCCTTGAACGCCTTATCAGTCTCGCCAATCTGGATAGAATAAACGTCGCCAGAAGGATTCTTAGAATCAGCAGCCTGAAGATATAGATTCTTACCGTCGCCCATGACAACAATCTCCGGTAGAGCAAGAATGCCAGAAGCCTTCTCAACATCCCGTAGATTATCATTAGTTAAACGGAAAGTAACGTCAACCGAAGGGAGATTGATTTCTCTGTCCGGAGCCTTTGTTACCGTGGTTTCGTCAGCATAAACATAATGAGTCTTACGATTGTTGTCAGAAATATCAACAGACTTATCTCCAAACTTAAAATCTGGATCAGTAAAAGTGCTAACGATCGAGA